ATCCGTTAATTAGTTTAGGTGCAACTTTATTTTTATCTGTGCCTGAAGTTTCTACAAATACTCTAGTTCCACCAAGTAATCTTTCTCCATAAACAACAGGAATATTAGAATCGTTAGATTGTTTGTTTAATAATATTCCTTTTTGAAATTCATCAAATTCATTAGTAGCAAAATCAGGTATATCAGGAACTTTTGGTCTTAATGCCCATGATAAAAATAAAGTTGCACCTAAACTAATTAATGGATTGCTACTTAGTATAGTAGTAATTGGTTGAATAATCTTGGTTACTTTTTCTACTGCACCACCCATTATTTATGAAACTCCCTTTTGTATTTACTAGATATTCTGTAAATATTATTGTTATCATCTAATCTTAACCAATTAATACATTGATTAGTTTTTAGAAAGTTTTTGAAATGATTATATACCCATGACATAACTATTCTTGCATTTCTTAAAATAAGAATATCGTGTAACCATAATCTATCTCCACTTTGCCATTTGTCTTTATTTATCTTTGCATTTGATTTATAATGCTGTTCGTTTTCTTCATTTAAAAAAGCCCAATTTACAAAACCAAATATACCTTTATCATCTCTAAATACTTTGTATTGATTAGCTTGTATTGATGGCTCTATATGATGAGATAATTCAATAACATTATGATTCTTATATTTATTAAATTGCTTGTAAAAATTAACTACACTTTGCATTATGCTTTACCCCATTTAATATCTCTAATAGTTTCAGATGAAAAATCCATTCCAACATCTGTACTAAAGAATCTTTGCTGTGATGTATTATTAGTTTTACGACCATTTCTTTTATCAAAGTCAGCCCATTGAGATACGATAGATAATACTACATTACTTGTAGTATCAGATTCTTGAACAGAAAAGTTTTCTATATTACCTTTATATAAAACAATAGGGTCATCAATAAGTGCATTAGAACTATCTAATAAACCTCTAAAAATAGTTACTTCATCATTAGTTACATTTTCATTTAATACTGTTGATATGAATGTTTGGTCAGCACCAGATAAAGTTAATTTTACACTTGTTTTTGATATATCAGTTTGTTCAGAAAATTCTGATAAACCCATAATGAAATCTGATGAATTATAAGTAACTGATGAGCCAGAAACATCTGATGTTAGCGAAAAGGAACAATCAGTAATATTAACAGGAGTACTGAACCCAATAGTGATAAGATGAACGGGTCTAATATCATTTGTTGCTAATGCGTTTTTTATCGCTGTTGTTAGAGTTCTCGTCATATTCTTCGTAATTAGTTTGGGTTACACTTTCTGTACCTTTTACCATAGTAAAATTAAATTTGCTATTAGGTTTATTATATTCCTTTAGATCGTTTATTGAAGTATCTATTTCATCTTCATTAACAATCACTTCAGCAATAAAATCGGCAGTTATTTTGTGCGTTATTTTATATTTTTTCATTAAAGAGTTTCTTCAACATCTAACTCAAACTGATACAATAAATTTCCATCTTTATCATTACCAACTGCACCAAATTCTTGAACATCATTAGTTAAATGTACTGTAAATGGAACATTATCATAAGTTATATCTGAATTAGTAATAGCTGTAGTTAAAGGTGGCTCAATAGTAAGTGAGCCTGTTGAAATATCTGATTGATCTGCAACGACCATATAAACTTTATCATGTGAGGCAAATTTAATAAAATCTCCACTTTTTAAAGTTCCTGTTCCTGTACCAGCTAAAGTAATTGATGTAGCACCAGCAGATGCAGTACCATTAGGTGTTCCACTAGCTGTACCTCTAGCATCTTCTATTTCTGGTGGCACTATTGTAAAGTTTTCTTTTCCTGATCTTTGTTTAACAATAAATGCCATAAGTTCGCCATAAACATCACTTCTTTTTGCTGTAATAATTTGAATTGTGAAAGCCCATCTCTGGCCATCAATTTGTCTAGCAAGTTTCTTACCAGATACAGATTTAGAAATAATAGTATTTTGAATAGATTTAATTCCTAAACTTGTTAATTGAGCAGTAGATATTGGAAATGCACCAGCCATTAGATTAGACTTCTTTCTCCTCTTTCATTAACTGCATTGTTAATAATAGAAGTTATAGTTCCTCTTGATCTAACTAATAAATCTTCAAAACCAGATGCGTCTAGTGTATTGATATTAAAATTAACTGTAGTTTGTCCACCACCAGTTCCTCTAGCAGATTGTGTTATTTGACCAGATTGGTTTGGAATAAATAATTCAGCACCTCTTTCTCCTACCATGTATGGTTGTCCTTTTTGAACTGCACCACCATTAGCTTTACCACTAAATATTTTACCAATAGTTCCTAAGAATCCACCAGATGATGTTGATGATTGAATTAATGAGAATTTAGCTTGTGCTTTTTTAATTGCTAATAATACAGTTTCTCTAGCAATAATTTCTATAATAGTTGATAATATTTCTACCATTAAAGTTCTTGCTAAATCTTTAAATGTAGTTTTTAATTCTTTACCTAATACAATAGCTTCTGCTAATCCTCTTGAAAAACCTTTAATACCTATCTCTAATATTTTAGAAACGAATAATGCACTATCAGTAAGTTTATCCATATCTTTTTTAATAACATCAGAAATTTTAGTAAAGTTATCTTTAGTTTGTACTAAACTCTTATTAGTATCTAAAACTGATTTATAGCCTTTGTGTAAATCTTTTTGATAAGCAAATACTTTTTTATTTAGTTGATCTTGTGTTTTACCTATTTCAATATTTACAAATGGAATCTTATTAAGAAGTACAATTAAATTTTCATATTGATTACGCAAGAATGAAACTGCTCTAGCAACACCTCTAACTGCCGCCGCAAATCCTTGAACAGCTTTAGTTAATATAAATCCAATAGCATTTGCAATAGCCTCAAAGTCTTTACTATTTTCTTCTATAAATTTATTTAAACTACTAAACTCTTTTTTATTTTTATTAAAGAATTGCGCACCAGCTACATTTTTCTTGAAGTTAAATAATTTATCTCCAAGCATTGATAATGTTCCAGTAAATGTAGTTGCAAGTTCATCAGTAGCACTTCCAAATTTACCACCTTTACCAAATACTTTTTCAAATGCTTTTATAGTTTCCTCTGCTGATACAGTAGCACCAGCTTGAAAACCTAACATATTTCTAACACCTTTTTCTCTGAATACATCAGCCGCCGCTATACCACCAGCAAATGATCTTTGTATTTGTTCTGCTGTTTGTTGAAAATCTAAACCTGTTACTGCCGCAACATTACCTGTAATTTCTAATATGCTTGAAAGTCTTTCAGCATCTCCAGCAACAACTGCTAAGTTTCCTGATGCCGCTTGGATTTGTTCTAATGAAAAAGGTACTCTAGCCGCAAAGTTTGCCATCACATCAAATGCTTTAGCACCCTCTTGCGTACTACCAAATAATTGTTTTAATCTAACATTTAAGTCTTCGATACTTCGACCAGTTGTTACAAATGATTTAACAACAAGACCAGCACCTAAAGTAGCAAATGCACCTCTTAAAGAAAATACAGCACTTTTTAATTTATCTAATCTACCTCTAATACCATTAAAGGCTTGTCTAGTTTTATCTTGTGCTAGAATATTTATCTTTAAATTTTGTGCCATTATGTTTTAAACTTTCTTGCTTCTGCTAATGATTGTTTTGTTTTATATTGTTCTTGCTCTTTTTTCAAGTAAGCTAACCATAAATTATAATGGCTAACAGGCATATCAAGAACTTGTTGGATAGTAAGATGTAATCGTTCTGCAATAACCATTAGCGACCTAACATCAGGGTCGCTTTCTACTTTTTTTCGGCTTCCTCGAATGAAGTATCTAAAAGAATTTTATTAGCAATATCGCCAATGATATTGGAATCTGCTTTTTTTCTTAATGCAAATTTATCTTCTGGGTTAAAGGCTTTTACTAATTCGCCTTTATCGTTCTTAACTTGAAGTTTCATAATGATTAAATCAACAAGAACAGTTAAGTCAGAAAAATTAGATGACTTCTTAAAAATTATATTTTTTTATTCAGAGCCTTTAACACTTGAAGAAAAAAATATAATTTTTAAGAAGTCATCTACTTTTTCTGACTTAACTGTTATTGTAGATTTAATCATTATGAATCTTCTAGTTAATAATGATAAAGTAAAATGATTAATAGCCTTTAACCAAGAAGATA